AGACTTGCTGAAGCAGCACAACAAGGGTTCTTGTTTGGTGGAGGTGGTCTTGATAAGTTCACTAGAGCTATGATCAAAGAGCATGAAGGATTAAGACTAAACAAATATAAAGATAGTCTTGGATACACATCTATTGGATATGGTCATTTAGTTAAACCTGATGAAAAAATACCTAATACAATTAGTAGAGCTCGTGCTGAACAGTTGTTTAACAAAGATTATAAACACCATAAGAAAGCTGCTCAAGGAATACCTGGATATAAAAATCTTTCATTGCAACAAAAAGCAGCAATGATTGATCTTACATTTAATATGGGTCCTCAGTGGTATCAGGAGTTCCCATTAATGATGGCAGCTTTACAGAAGAAAGATTATAATACTGCTGCTGCAGAACTTAAAAATAGTCTTTACTATAATCAAGTTGGTCGTCGTGGTGTCACTACAGTATCTTTGATGAATAATAATGGTGTAGGTGATTATCTAAAGGTGTTAGGTATTGTTCCTCCTGCTGGTTCTGATCAAAACAAACAAAATTTTGGTTTTGCACCTATCTTTAATATGCTTCTAGGTGCTGGACCTGCAGGTGCATCTGAACTGGATCTTTTCAATCAAAAAGTTGTAGAGAACAAAGGTAGAGTAGTAGCATCTAATCTTGGAAATCTTACAGTCATTCCTGCAAGTCATAAAGATACTGCTACAGGATGGGGTATCAAAGGAGTTACTGATTCTATGGGTCGTCCTGTAGTTTTATCTCAACCTGCTGCTGCACAATTTATGCAAATGATATCAGACTCAAAAGGTCAGGTCACTGGTGCTGATGTAGCAAGTAGTGGTAGAAGTATTAAGCATAATGCTAAAGTTGGTGGACATGAAAATTCAGTACATTTATATGGTGAAGGACTTGATGTTTCTGGTTCTACCTACAAGTGGATGTTAAAGAATGGTATTAAATATGGGTGGAAATACAAGTATTCTCAAGGTCCTGGTAGTGGTCATTTTGATTATGTTGGTGTAGGTTCTGGTAAAACTCCTATACTTTCACCTTTTAAAACTGGTAAATCTTTCATGTTTACTAAGGATACTAAAAATATCACTGAAGGATTGGGTCGTCCTAGTGTTGGAATAGTTGGTGCTAATTCAAATATGCTTGATATCTTCAAAGAAGCTAATTTTAGTGAGAAACTAACAGAGATGTTTGGAGGTGATACTAGCGGTACTTCATTAATGGATTTGTTTAGTGGTGGATTCACACAAGGTGCTATGTCAAACAATAAGGGTTTATTTAGTGGTAAACCTAAGTTTAGTAAAGGACAAGGAAGTTATGAAGAACAAGCAAGAGTTAGAAGAGTAACAGAACAAAGAAACCAAGCAAGAAGAGAAATCAATGCAAAGACTACAGAAATTGTACAAATGGCACTTGCTGCTGTAGAATCATCTAACGGATCTAACCGTGAGTTTATTCAAGTTGCTGAAGCAGGTATTCGTCAATTACTAGGTGCTCAAGCAGGTGGTGGAACATTTGCTAATGTTCAAGGAACTACAGGAACTGTTCTTAGAACAGCAGTTGCAGTTCTTAACTCCTTTAATAATCCATTGAGAGGTATATTTACATGAGTAGTATTACCACTGCTATTTCTCAAAAAATACTGGGAAATCAAGATGGATCAATCTCAGCTCAAACATCTGGTGAGATCGATGCCAAACTTTTCTTGTATAAAGATGGTAGAAAGATGCAAACTCCTAGTGGTGCTGATGACTTAGCTTCTTTTTTAAGAGGTTTTGAACTATACGAAAGTATGGCAACAGCATGTATGGAGTTAAGATTGATATTAGAAGACGCTGCTGGTTTATTTTCTAGTCAAATAACTGGTAGTGAACAGTTTGGTTTACAAATTAAAACTGCTATCATTGATAGGACATATAGATTCAGATGTTATCAAATAGAATCAAGAGTTAGAACTAATCAAAATACAGAAGTTTATCTACTTAACTTAGTATCAGAAGAGTTTTCAAGAAATGAAATAACAAATGTTTTTGGTAATTCAGAAACTATTTTTAAAAATAAAAATGAGGCTAGTGAAATTATCAGAACTGTAATGGGTAAACAGTATCTTAATTCTGGTAAAAAATTATATTTGGAAGAAAGCATGAATAAACAGGCTTTCATAGCTCCTAATTGGAGACCTTTTGACTTGATTTATTGGGTATCTCAAAGAGCAATTCGTAAATCTGGAACAGGTAAGAAATTACAAAATGCTTTTGCTTTTTTTGAAAACTCTGCAGGATATCATTTTAAATCTGTTGATACCTTAATTGAAAGAATTAATGAGCAAGAAGATAACCCTACTAACTTATCAAGTGAGTTAGCTGACTATCGTTTATACACTTATACCTATCAACCTAAAAAAATCTCCTCTAATCAAGGTGTTGATCAGTTTACAATCAATGGTATTTCTTTTCCAAAAGAAAGAGATTACTTAGTAGGACTAAGAAATGGTAACTTTGCAGGTTATAGCGTAGGATTTGATCCTGTATTCATTACTAGATCTAGAATGGGAACAAGTACTGATTTATCTGCTGACTCTTACAATTATAATATGAAAGATATTTGGAAACAGATGTCACATCTGAATAAACTATCACAAAACCCTCAGGTAACTTTAGATCCTACAATTCAACAGGTTCAAAAGACTCCTAAGAGAGTTAGATATGAGATGATACCTAATCAAATTTTTGATCCTAAGTTTAAGAACGCACCTCAAAGAAATTATGAACAATTAGTTGAACTACAAGCATATCAATGGATGCGTGTAGAATCACTAAAGAATGTTCAGTTAACTATTAATGTGCCTGGTAACTTAGATTTGTATGCAGGTGGTGGGGTAAATGTCAAGATTCCCTCAAATGAAAGAGAAGGTGGAACCGTAAAGATTGACAAAAAGTATAGCGGACGCTATATTATAGCTGCGTTGGCACATAAATCTACTGGTGGAAGTATGACTACTGAACTCCAGTTGATGAAAGACACGCTACAAATATAAATAGTTTTGTATCAATGAGGTACTAAAATGAAAACAATAGAAGAACACATTCAATCAGATCAAGCAATCTTAGACAATCCAATGTCATCACCTGCAGCACGCAGACATGCAAAAGTTGAATTGAAAGAACTTGAAGTTTATCATGCTAATCATCCAGAAGATCATCATGATCCAAACGCACTCGAACTTTTCTGCGAAATGCATCCAGATGAACCAGAGTGTCTAGTTTATGACGATTAGTTTTGATGATGCCCTTTTGGGTCACTGGACAAATAGATATCAAGCACAATCTAATCCTTTAGGATTTGCTTCAGTAGAACTAGAGTGGAGTATAGACTATAGTGATGTAGATCAAATTTGGTATAAGTCAAAAAATTATTACAGAAAAGAGGGTCCTAACAAACCTTATAGAAGTGGGAGACATAAAATGTCTCTTATAAGGGGGGACTCTTTTTTAATGGAAAACTATAGTGAAGATGGAACGAAGAGACAGGGATGTGATATGTTATTCGTTCAATTTGATAACAGGTGGGAAGGAAGATTATTTGCTGAAGGACAATGTGTCATAGGTGGTGCTATAATTAGTTCACATATGGTATTATATGGAGATAAGTTACATAGTGCAGATCAAGGAAGAGACAAGGAAGGCAACCTAATTTGGGGTACCGACCATTTCTATCGATTCACTAGACTTGCTAAATAATAAAAAAATGTCTTGAAGTAATGGCAGCAAACATTGATGGTATTGTAGGTGAACCTACGGTAAATTTCGTTGGAAAGGACGGTTTTTTCTGGTGGGTTGGAGAAGTAGAAGATAATGAAGATCCTATGGAACTTGGTAGGGTCAAAGTTCGTGTGCTTGGATACTATACCAATGTACAAGGAGGAACTACATCTGATCTTCCTACTGACAAACTACCTTGGGCAACTGTATTACAACATACATCACAACCAGGTAATGATGGTCAAGGTGAGAGTTCTGGACAACTTCAGCCTGGTGCTATCGTTATGGGATTCTTTATGGATGGTGAAAACGCACAAATGCCTATAGTTATTGGTGTTTTGCGTGTAACAAAATCAACAGATACTAAAAGTTCTCAAAGATTTGCTTTTACAGGTGAAAAATTTGAAGAGGGTCTTGGTGTAAACCATGCTACTAAAAGTATTTTAGATCCAAATGGAGGATTAGTAAGCGAGAAAGAAGAGGGATATAACAGACAAGGTGATAGTAATATAGTTTGTATGCCTGGTAATAAAACTTGTGATGTTGGTGGAACTGGATCTCCTAAGAATATTGGTACTGCTACAGGTATTGGTGGTGGTGTAGGTAATCCAATAAAACCTGTAGATGTAGAAAAACCTATTTCCGTTGCTAATGGTGTTAAAGGACCGTGGGGATCATTAGAGTATAGTTTATCTTATATTATTGAAAAAATTGCAAATAAAATTGGTCTCTTAGTAAAAACTGATAAACCTGATGAGTTTATCGATATGATTACGGGTAAACTTGTAACTCTCAAAGAACTTACAGCAGAACTACAAAACTTTTTAGGTGGTATATTCACTCAAGTTATTAGTGCTATTAGAGAATCTCTCCATAAATTAGCAGATAAATTAAAAATTGGTAATTTATTAGCAGGTGCTACTGGTATTCCATTTACCACTTTTGCTATGATTACGTCAGCAGTTACTACAATTTTAAAACAATTATGTATTATTGACGGAAGATTACTTGATTACATTAACGCTCCTATTGAGGCATTGATGGGTGCTATTGATGGTTTTGTAGATGGTATTTTAGACAAAGCAACAGCGATTTTAAATGCTGTTAATGATGTGATTGATAGTGTTGTTTGTCAAGTTGAAAAGATTGCTAATTTTGCAATCGGTATTATCACTGATGTAAAGGCTATGCTCCAAAGTATTGGTGGTGCAGCATTACAAATTATGGAAATATGGGAAAAGGGAACTGAACTTTTTGAAGCTGGTGTTGATTTATTCAAACAAAATTTAAACCTAACTGGTTTAATGTCACTGTTCCTTAAATTTATTGGTGGTAATTGTAATAGACCGATCAATGGTGGTAATAATACTAAAGGTTTCTATCCTTTATATGGTGTTACAAGTTGTACTCCTGAGGAGTTAGCAACTATTAATGCAGTTAGAGGACGTGATAGAGGTAAGTGTGGTGAGAATGATGCTAATGGTGGTTTAATTACTAACATTTTTAATCAAGCAGATCCATATTTAAGTGCTGCTACAACTTGGATAAATGGTGCATACGAACTATATGTTGCAACACCAGGTAGAGAAGCAACACAAAAAACAGATAATAACGGAACTACACACATTGCAGTAAAACTTAATAACAAAGAACACGCTAAGTATGAATGGTTAAAAGCAAAAAGGAAAGAAAAACCAAACTTATCTGAATCTGAATTAGAAACTCAGTACGCTGAATATATCAAAAATCAAACTAAAGATAATAATGATGATGCTGCTCTAGTAGCAAATCATTCTAGTTATGCTGGTAATTATACATGTGAAGTAAATGGTGATGATTGTAAACAAATTGAAGGAGATTATGTTCGTAATATTTCTGGTGACTATCATTTAAAAGTTACTGGTGATTGTCATATTGAAGTTGGTGGTGGTTTCTTCCTTGATGCTGAAGGTGCACCTAAGATTGTTGATAAAAAGGGTGAGAAAACCAATGAAAAGATTCAGAAACATAGTATTAAGTTTGGATCTGATGTAGATATGGCTGTTGTTGGTGCTAAGTTTGAATTACAAGGTGCTGAATGTAATATTGGAACTACAGCAAGTAAGATTACTGGTAGTATATTTGAGAACTCTTCAACACAACAAACTATGAGTGGTGGTGAAATTATTATGTCTGCCGATAACTCTATCACCCTTGCAACAACTACATTATTTGAGACTATTAACTTCCCACCATCACCTATTCCTAAAGTTAAAGCAGGTATTATTAGAAAGATTGGAGGTTCTTGTGAAACTGTCATGACACCAGCAGGTTCTGCTGCTGATGCAATTCCAAGATATATTGTTGCTAATCCTGCAGGTCCTATATCTGTTACTTCTGGTGCAACAGGATATAATAATAACGTTGTAACAGGTTTATTTAATGTTAACGTTGCTGCAGGTGCTATTGCAATGAACTCTTCTACTGCCACCTCTATAGTCGCAGGTGCTGCAATGAACCTCACAGCAGGTGCAGTTATGAAACTGACCGCAGCAAGCATATTCCTAAACTAATCCTTGACACTTGATCTTTGATACACTATAATATTGAGGTAAACGAGAATCAAATGAAAAAGGATTACTACGAACCAGGAATCTACATTGAACAAGTATTCATTAACTTTTCTCGTAGATCAGTAAAGATCGTAGATAGTGATGGTTATGACGACACTATCGAATGGCAATGGACTAAAAAAGGTGCTGATGGATTTTTGGAAACAGTAACCAATATCCAAAATGATGTGCCTTCAGAGTTGGTAACTTATTGTTTTTCTGAAAAAGAATGAACCCACCTATTAACTGCACTTTTCAAGAAGCTAGTGAACATCTAGAATTCTTAGTGAATATGTGCGAACGTAATCGAGTCATCTGGCGAATTGAACGTGAAGATGGTAAAGCCGTCTTAATGTCACCAATTGTACAATCAGGTCCTCCTTTATCAGATGAAGTTGTTGATCAAGTTGAAGAATTTAAGAGACAATTTATGGAGCAACAACAATGAATAATATAGGATTAGAAGTTGTTTTCTGGACTATACTATCAGTATATCTCCTCGCAAAAATAGGAGTCTTTAAAAAGAAATGAAACTAACTCAAGAACTAATTGACCAAATTCAAGAAGCAATGCTACATACCAAAAAGGATGGCACTGTCAACTGGAAAGATACTGATGAAGTTGTAGTTCAGTTAGCGGGAACATTTGCTGCTGACAGGTTTATTGTTATTAAAAACAAAACAAAAGATCCAGTAGTTTCTGCTGCACCACACCCTTACTTTGATTATGAAAAGAAAGTCTTTACCAAAGATGGTAGAGAAGAATATATGAAGGAGTTAAAAAAAGATGAAAATACCAAATTGGCAACACCACTCAAAAAAGGAGAAGAAAAGACACCTTAAACCTCAAGCACTTCGTGCTGCCCAAAAAAGGTTGCAAGCATTGAAAAAGCGATTGGGAGTGTGGCGAAATCGGTAGACGCACCAGACTTAAAATCTGTTGACCATGTGGTCGTAAGAGTTCAAATCTCTTCACTCCTATGCTTGACACCTAATCCAAACTTTGCTATACTATTGCGGAGGGAGTACAAAAGATCTCCATTTAGAAGGAGTGCCCTCTGTCATAAGTAAGTGTTTGTTTAAATTTACTTAGTTTTCATAGTGAATGTTTTTTCCGAGAGGTGCGTGGGAAACACCTCTCTTTTTTTACCAAAATTATGACTATTATTCCATTATTTCCAACAAATATTCATCATGTCGCTGTTGATAATTACAGTGATATAAAAGCAGACTTAATTGGTTTTGTAGATGCAAAGAAAGTTGCTGATCCAAAAGGGATTACTAAATCAAATACAGGTTGGCACTCTGAACTTCTTAATTCTGGCATTGTTTTAAATACAATTAACTCTGCTCTTATCAAATTCTTTAATAATAACAATTATTATAATATTCAAAATTTTGAAGTAACATCACATTGGTTAAATGTAAACAAACCTGGTGACAATAACGTATTACACTGTCATCCTGGTGCTCAAATGTCTGGTGTATTGTGGATTCATACACCACCAGAATCAGGAGATCTTATTTTTGAGTCTCCAAATGCTTATAACCAGTGGGAAGTTATGAAAAATTATACAAATGAAATTAGACAACAGACTTTGGCATATACTGTATTTGATTTTACTCCTGATGAAGGTTCAGTAGTATTTTTTCCTGGTTCTTTATATCATGCTGTAGGTGAAAACAAATCTGATGATGTAAGATATTCTGCAGGTTTTAATCTTAAACTTTGGTCAGATACATAGTTATAGGAATTTTTTATTATGGCATATCTAGTACATCCTCTACCCCCTAGAAAGGTATGGGTCAAAAAAGAATACCTCTATGACCTTGAAAAAGGACATGGAGAACTCACACCTGGCATATGGATTTCAGTAAGAAGTATTCAAGCAAAAGCATTATACTTTGAAACATTGCTTACTGATTATGGTGCATTGTTTGATAAGTTACCTCTTAGTGCATTTGTATGGAAAGAGGATATTAACTGGGACGATCAATTACCATTAGATGTATTAGAACTCTGGGATTGTTTTGATTACAATATTACTGTAGTTGAAAAACCAATCTTAGGTAGATGTTCTTTCTTTGGAAAGGACAAGAAGATGCATCCTGGTGAATATGAATTCACCATTGATACTGCACACCCTGACTTCTCTGTATTAGATGTTAATTTCTCGGAGCATGATCCAGAACATAAGACATTTAATGTCATTGCATTGGACAACGGACAGTTTGCAGCACAACCAAACAATAGATGTCAGTTCTTTGACAACAGTTTGGTTGATAATGATAACCTAAAACAACCTGACTTCAAGGTATGTACGCAAAATTATGCTGTTGAAACTCTGCCTAAGTGGTGGTCAGTAGGACATACAGATGAATGGGCATACAAAACTCAAGAAGAAAGTGATGAGGAAGATCAAATCGACCTGACAGGCGGTTGATTTTCTTTATAAATAGACCTGTAGGAATAGTGTGATTATTCGTGGGAACTAAGAAGATTTCACAGTTGGAAACAATCTCAGATTCCAACCTATCTGGAGAAGCAATTTTACCAGTGGTTGTATCTGACCCTTTGATTCCAAATAGAAAAGCAAAAATAAATCAACTGCACAAAGGTGTATCAGGAGGCTCTAAGAGTAATCCTGGTCTTTGCTTTGATTTGGACAGGGACACTGGTTTGTACCAAAACGCATATGACCAAATTGGTCTAGGTTTTGGTAATGGTGGTTTATATATGTCTAGGATTGATAATGGTGGTAGTTATACTTCGTTGTATATGACTGCTGTTGATAGTGTTGCAAACAATACAGATATTGTTTTAGCACCGAAAGGAACGGGTGCTGTTAAAGTTACGGGTCAGTTCTTGATGGCTGATGGTGACTTTATCTTAGAAGATGCACAAGGTCCTAAGGCAAGGTTTGAAGTTTCTAACGTAGGAACTGGAACTACTACTCGTATCATGACACTACCCGCAATTACTTCGGGTAATGGAACAACTTTAGTTGGAACTGATACACAACAAACATTAACAAATAAAACTCTTCTCATTGATGAAGATAACTTTGTTATTACTGATGGCACTGAAGAAGCAATTTTCCAGATTAACTGGCCAACTACCTCTGGTGCAAGACGTTCTTATTTCTTACCTGATGCAGGTACAGTTACTACTACTGCTGAACCAACTGCTACAGTATCAACATTACTTGATACAAAGACTGAACAAACAGTTCTTAGTAAAACTTTTGTTGATGTAAAGTTTGTTCCAAATGCAGAGATTGGAACTTCTTACGCTATAATGAATACTTCTTCATTATCAGCAAATAGAACAATTACAGTTCCTGATGCAAATATTACTTTAGTTGGAACTGATGCCACTCAGACACTACAGAACAAAGTTGTAGAAACTTTAATCTTACAAGACCCTACAACTAATACTAAAAAGATTACATTCTCTGTAACTAATCAAAATACATTATCTAACGAAGTATTTGAGTTCCCTCAGACTTCTTTACTAAATAATCCTACTGCAACCAATAACGTTCTTGTTACTGAACTTGCTACGCAAGATATGAGAAACAAAACGTTGTTTAGTCCAACTCTGAAACAATTTGGTAATACCACTGGTTCAGTTGTTCTGGACATGAGTAACATAACATTAGGAAGAACAATTAAGTTTCCTGATGCTGATGCTACGCT